CATCTTTTTCTTTATGTGAAATAATTTTAATTTGACTAATTGGTGCTCTGTCTTCATATCTATGATGATTTACTATAGTAACTAAATTCCATTCAGCTAAAAGATTAGCAATTGCATTTCTTCTTTCAAGATCATGATCTGTTATATTAGTCTCTTTACCATCTAAAAGAAACATTTCTTTAAAATGAACAATATAATACCGTCCTTTTTTATGTAATATATGGCAAGACTGAAATAACTTATTATCTTTTTTAGATGCGACTCCAATTCTTGTTAAAGTTTCTTTAACTTTTAAAAAATCTTCATCTGCTTTTAATTTAACTTCAAGAAAATTATCAATAGTTGACATAGGTATAACTCCAATTAATTATAATTGTATTTATTTTTTTGGAGTTTTACACAAATAATTATTTCTTAAAATTTTTAGAATCCGGATTAACATAGTTTAAATAAAGCTCTTTCTTTTGAGCTTCGGTTAAAAGTGATAATGCTTCAGCCGTTTTGATAGAGTTGTAACCAAGATACGACCCAATATCACGCATAATATTCTCATTTTTTTTCTCCGCATCTGTTTTCTTTAACCATTGTTTATGCTTCAATTTTTTTTGTGGTATTGAATGATATAGATAATTATACTGCATATCTTTGTCTAGAAAATGTAATGAATTCATTGTCTCGGCTTCTTCAAATGTTTCTATATGGGACGCAAAATAACGATTTGCTATCCATGGTACATAACCTTTAAAGTTTTGATAATAATATTTTTTATCTGTAATTGAATTGATCATTTTCCATACATCAACTTCTTCATTCATAGTGAAATATACTCTAGATCAACCATGCATTCTACAAAAAATGCCATGAGATTAATTTGTGGATCTGCAACAAAAGCATGTTTGTATTGAGCATTAGCAATCATTTTAATGAGAGCTGGTATTGAACGTTTTGTAAAATACTTATCAGCATGATCATAAATTGATCTAAAAATATTGGCTGCTTCAATATCTGAATTCTCATGAACCCATTTACGAACTTCATCAAATTTCTTATCTTTACAAAGATTAATAACATTAGCAATAGTACTATCTTGAAAATTTGCTAAAATTCCACTATCAATAGCACCAGTTGCAGAATAGCGTTGAAGTTCATTAAGAACTCTACGCCAATCTGGAAAATACTTTTCAATAATTGTTGCAATTACCATTTTATCATAGATAATCTTATTTTCATCAAGAATATTTGATACACGCTTCATAAATTGCGAAGCAAGCTTTGGCATTTCTTTTTTAGAAATTTTAAAATCAATTACCGAACAACGAGAATGTAATGGATCAATAATCTTATTTTTAAAATTGCATGTAAGAATAAAACCACAATTCTTAGAAAACTCTTCCATAAAATTGCGAAGAGCGGGTTGAGTAGAATTAGGATTTAAATAATCAGATTCATCAAGAATAACATATTTACGTCCACCAGAAAAAGAAACCGTTGAAGCAAAGCCCAAAATTTCATTTCTAAGGGTATCAATATTTCCATTCATAGAACCATTGATAATTATATAGTCACAACCTAGTTGTTCTAGAAGTGCACGAGCCACTGTAGTTTTACCCACACCCGCAGAACCAGATAAAATTAGATTGGGAATATTTTTTTGATCAACAAAAGTTTGAAAAGTTTGCTTTAGTTCAATAGGAAGAATAACATCCTCAATTTTCTTTGGACGATACCGTTCCGTCCACAAAAATTCTTTAATCATTATATAGACCTTTCAAGTTTCACATTATATAAATTAATATAGATCTCGGGATGCATATCCCTACCTATTCTATAACTCAATAGAAAGTCACAACTATGATTATATATAATATCATCAACAAAGTCAATAGCAAGTTTTATATTGAAAAAAACTACCAAAACAGTTGATTAGTGTTTAAAACATTATTTTTATAAACTTAAAAAACAAACACTTTGTAAATAGTAAAAAATTTACCGACCGGTAATATTTTATGAATTCCTATGGTATAGGTTCAAAATATTACCGGTCGGTAAAAAAGTCAACAATTAAAATGTGCTTGTAGATTCAACAGCAATAAAATATGTTGCAACATTTCCAATAAACTGTGAAATACCCTTTGATGAAATTTTCACATTATAATTATCATCAATCATCTTTAAATTTTCAGACTTAAAAATAGCTCTGAATACACGATCAGTTTCACCAATTTCAATGCTATATATATCAATTGATGAATTTTTAGAATCAGCAGCTTGAAGTAGAATCTTATTACCATTACCAGCAATAACAACTTCTGGAAGAGCAAGAATTCCAAGAGCCTTAATTACATTTTGGAGATCTTTATTAGAAAGACTGCATTCAACATCAACCTCAGGAAGCTTAATATCTTTTTCAGGAGGAGTCAAAATTACAGAAGGATCAGCAAAATGATACTGAATTGAGTGACCATCACCTTTGATGGTCACATAATTTTCATTAAATTCTAAATCCGGATTACTAATAAGTGATAAACAACTAATAAAACGACCTAAATTATAAATTCCAAACTTATTATTAAAAGTATCCGGAACTACAGCTTTAGCAATAATAGTTTTATTTGGAGAAATAGTTGATAAAATATTTCCAGACTTTACAACAATTGATGGATTAATATTTGCAAAATTTTTCAAAATAGTAATAGTATTAGGACTAATTTTCATTATTTAATTCTCCAATTACTTCTTCTTCTTAAGAAGAGAAGGATCAGCAGTTGCACTTGCACCAATTGATGCCAAATCAGCAAGTGATCCACCAAAAATATATGAACCAACATGTTGCATCTTCATCCAAGGGCAATACCAAGTCTTAAGACCAATCTTGGAAAGATAATGACAGAACCAATAATCTTCCGAAAGATAACGCTTAGACTCCGGTTCAATTTCAGCTTGAAAATACATATGAATTTCACGAGAACCATCAAAATGCTCAGTTCGAACATGATCAGGCTTATAACTATACTGAGGATAAGAATCTCTAAACTTTTCAAAAGTTGAACGCCGAATCATCATAAAACCAGTACCTACCTCAGATACTTCAATTGGCTCATCAATTCTAAAAGAACCTGTAACACCCTTTGGATTAAAGACGTAGTCACCAACAAATCGCTCGAGAACATTTGCATCATCATCAGCAATACCCTTATCTACTGCTAGCTTAATCTTTTCCCAAGAAATACACTTTTTTGGATAAGGACCTGCAATTACATCAAAATCAGATTCATCGCTTTGAAGTGCAAGCATCGCAAGAACATCATGAGGATTAAAACCAATATCAGAATCAATAAACATCATATGAGTACAATCAGAACGAAGGAACTCATCAACACAATAATTGCGAGCACGAGTAATAAGAGACTCGTTAAAAAGAAAATAAGACTTAAGATTAATACCATTTGCTGTACAAATTGAAGAAAGGTCAGCAACAGATTTAGCAAACATACCTGCACACTGACCACCATACATTGGTGTTGCTAAAAAAATACTTCTCTTACGCAATTCTTCCATAGACACTGAAATTTCCATAATTATTCACCCTTTCTATAATGATCATTGTAAATTATAAGCATAACATAATGTAATGTTTTCATTAAGTCATCTTTATCTTTTCCATTCTTTGAGCCATAACGCCAAAGATATTTTTCTGCTGTATCTAAAAATGTAGTTGAAGCAGTACCACGAGCAATCCAAGCATCAAAACATTCAATATTGTTATCTTTCTTATAATGCTGATCATAGGTTTTGTCAATATAATTCTTTAAATCAGACAAAATATGATGCTCATTATATTTATACTTAATTGGTGTAATAGTAGAACTTAAATTTGGAATATTTGAATTAATATTATCACCATTAAGATTAATATTACCACCATTAAGATTAATATTACCACTATTAGTAACATATGTTACTAATTTACTTTCATCTATACCCATTAAATCTGAATTTTTATTCATATTATAATATCCTTTTAATTAAAAAAATTCTTCAAGATTATTAGATTTTTCTAATACTGTATGTGATTTAGTATTATTATACTGAAAAACTAAAGAACTGTCAACAAAATTTCTTTTTCCTTCGAGAACTAATTTTACTTCTTTAGCCATATCGGCAGCTGTATATACTGGGACATTTTGACAAATATGGTTATAACTATTTTTAGGATCAAGTAATTCAAAATTAATAGGATGACCCATAATTGAAAGTGCTTCTCTATAACTTATATATCTATCTTCTATTGGGTGTGTAAGTGACGTTGGATAATGACCAACAAAAGCACCAATATAATCTTTAGGAATTATTGTACCCCTACGCATAATTTGACCACCAGAAGCTAACTTATCATATTTTCTTTTACAACTAGCCGCTTCTCTTTCAAAACCATTTTTTGACATCCATTCAGCAACACGTAGATAATCATGACCGGTTTTTTCAATATAACCAAATACATCATTACCACGTGCTTTACTCGGTTCTACAATATTAGAATATTCACGATGAGTAATATTATTATGAATTTCTTGTAAAATATATTGATAATAAGGATCATTTGAAGGAATTTTTTTATTAATCGATTCGTTTAAAGTATTTCCTTTAGCTTCAAGAATTACTGTTTCAATTGGCTTATATGGTCTGTTATAATATTCTAATAAAGGTGTTTTATTGCCTTGCCAAAAGAAATAAAATGTTCTTTCGCGAACCTGTGCAACACCATGTAAAAGTGAACGTGTTCGATAAAGAGTCATGGTATAACCATTTTCAATAGCAATTTTATAAAGTTGATCTCTAATATTTTTACCAATTTTACCTGCAAGACCTGGAGCATTTTCGCCCCAGAATACTTTTGGCTTTACTTCACTAAGTACATACTTAGCAGTTTTAATCATCCACTCATTATTGGGATTTTCATCACCATAGCCATGAGATAATTGTGATAGCCCTGCACAAGGGCACACTGAAGCAATAACATCAACTTTCTTATTTGGTTTTTCATTTTTATCCAAAACATAATATGGTATTTCATTTTGATAATAATTTACAATATGTCTGTCATTTGTCCAAAAAGCTTCAAATGACATAAAATATTCAGGTGGTCTACTAAATGAAATTTCAGATCCTAACGTTTCTCCTCCAATTAAAGGAATAATAGACGCGTGTGTAATCATATACTTTCCAATACTTTTTTTAATTCATTTTTTTGAATTGATTTATCTAAAGGATGATTATCATAAAGACATTCACGTTGATAATTAGCTAATTTTTGAAGTTGATCAATATCCATTTGCTCAATATCTGAGATTTTCATTTTTGTAAAAGCTTCACCATAAATGATGCCTTCATTATCTTCACAATATAAAATAGAATGAGCATCAACTACTTGTTGTACACGCGATCTCCACCAACCAGATCCTGCATGATAATAAGTTGGCATGAGACAACCCCAATGCTTATTATAAATTCTGCACATTTCTGGTTCAGTTACGCGTTCAGATTTAAATTGTCCACGTCGACCACCAAAAATTGTTATTGGCCAATTTGTATTTTGATTATCTAACCACTTACGTGTTTTATTTTGTACAAGTGATGAAAATATCCAAGATTTAATCTTTGACTCAGGATTAATATTATTATCATCACAAAATGAAGTAATATCTATTGGCTCACCATAATTTGTTTCTGGTCTGCGATTTAAATTATATGGATTAGGATTATATTGAAACATTCTATCTGATGACCAACCAGATTTAAGTTTGGTTAAATCACCGCCTGCAAATGAACAAATAAGCATTCTATTTTGTCTAGATAAAATGATATCGCAAGCTTTTAAATAATCTGCTTTGTATTTTAAAATAGTAGCTTCATCTGAATTACCTTGATAAAGGTCTAAAAGATATTTTCTAAATGGATTAGTAGTTTTTTCATTAATTAAATTATCTTTATAAGTAATAATGCTACCAATAATTTGATTTATTTGCCAATCATCAAAAGATAAAATACAATTTGGTCGAGCTGCAATTGCATAAAGACCATCATAAAGATGCTGACAAAAAGATTGAATACTATGAAGATATACTATTACTTCATAGTATGAACTAAGATCTTCACCAATTGTTACAGGTCTTTGTTCAACTTCAAATCCTATATCTTTCAAACATCTAATTAAAGAATAATGAGAATTTAAAATTTTTAATTCTTTTGTTTGAAAATAATCTTCTTTATTTTGTTCACGATTCATTCCCGTGATAAGAATTTTCTTTTTATTTATTGAATGAATATTCATTTAAATTTACCATATCAAAGTGACGTGAATAGACATGAAGTGATCCAACATTCCAATAAATTAAACCACGTTCAATTGAAAGATCTTCACAAAGCAAATCTAATACGTATGATTGCCATGCATAATCATTGCGATATCCAAATACAACATCATTGCTTCTCATTTGTACAATAGCATGAAGTTTATTATATCTTATAACATATTGTACTGTATTTGTACACATAAAATCTGACATTCCATCAACATTATAATCTTTCCACATTGTTGGGCGTGTATATATCATAATAGCACGACGAGAATTTGGATTTATACGTAATTCATTTAAAACATTTTCATATTGGTCATAATTTTCAACTGACCAAATACACCAGCCATAATTTGAGTTAATATAACCATTAGATGAAGCTACTTGCTTCCAAATAGTAGGTGCACCACCAGGAATATCATGAATATAACGCGACATCCCTATATACCATGATAACTCACGATTAATATAATCATGATTTAATTCACCAAAAATTGTTGGCTCATTGGCAATAAAATTTGCATTAATAATTTCAAGTGTTTTTACACCACTTTTATCAATGACATATTGTTCAATATCTTTAAGAACAATAAATTCATTACGAATATCACTTACACGTGAATAATTAATCATTTAAATTTACTTTTCTATTTAAAAAATCATTACAATCACACTGACCATCAATACCACCACGCATAAAAGATACAAAAAAACTAGCATAATTAATTAGATCTTTAGCTGAATCTTCAAGTGATTCATAATTTGGATGATAATTTTTATCATACTGCATTGCTTCCATTACTGAACGCATACGAAGCATTTTAGCATGCATAATTTCAAGAATTGTAAGACAACCAGAAGGATAATAATCTGCTTGTTTGATTGTTGAATTTGGATTTTGATAATCATTGGACTTTTTCTTTTGCAAAGAAATACATTCTTGCAAAACATATATAGGTGTATGATATTTGGTTGTGTCACAATCATCATTAGAAAAAGTACTTTTAGCCATTAAAAATTTCCTTTTGTTTAAATTAATCTTTAAAATTTAAAGGTAAATCTATTTTTGAAAAAAGACCAATATTATCTTTATGTACCGGTGCTTTCCAGCCTTCGGGTTTAATTAAATCTGGAAGATTTAATTTATTAGGGCGACTAGCTTTAACACCAGGAATTTTATTCATATTTGCTTTATAAACTTCATTCCAAGCATAATTAGCATCAACATTGAATGCTTCAAGTGTACCAACTGCTACAACACAAAGATCAATTAAAGCATCAACAATATCTTCTGGATTATCTGCAGTTTTTAGTTCATTAAGCTCTTCATCAAGAAAAGAAATTCTAAAATCTAAAAATTTTTGAAGAGTAGCCTTATCCATATTATTAACAACATTATGCACACCATAATGTTCATGCATATTTTTAATATCATTAAACCATCTACTAGTCATAATTTTTTTCTCCTTAATTAATCCATGATGGTGGTTGACGATTCTTCCATGAGTGAATATGAGATTTTCCTACTTTATAATAGTTTCTGTAATTGTCAATAGGATTATCACTAATAATATATTGATTATCCATGCATGATGGCATAGTTGTCCAATCATAATTATATAGATTCTTTGGAGGTGACTGCAACATATAAGTTAATTCACCAAAACATTTGTGCTTTTTATTATATCGATACGTATATTCTTCGCCAAGAGCAAACATATGATCAACAAGCCAATTATAATTTTCAATTGAATTGCGACACCAAACCGCAGAAGGATGATTTATATGGGTTGCTTGATAAAGTACATCATTTCGCGCATCGTTAAGAACATAACGCTTAACATTTCTATTCATTTTACTTTTTTCAATAGTCTCACTACCATCAAGAAAACGATGTGCAGTTGATAAAAGTTGTGCTGATTCCAAAATCATTTTAACAACATGCTTATCTACCATTGACTTGGCTGCATCAACTGGATGATTTTCAATATAAAAGATATTCAATCTGGTCTCCATTTTTTAAAAGCTTTTGTTCTATGATAAGGGTTTGCTTTTGAATAAAATGCTATTCCATCTAAATAATCCATACAATGTTGGAACGTTCGTGCTGTTACGCCGGTAAAAGTTTCGGTACGTACATCACCATTTGGCATTGCAAATCTGACTCTGCAATGCTGTGGCCTCTTTATTTTAACATAAATTCCAGGATATGTCAACGAGGTTTCTTCGAGCAAAACAATTTCTTTGCTAGGTTGTACAATTTTAGGATTAATGCATACAAAATTTTGAGGATGAGCTCTCATAGCAAATATTCTATAT